TTTTCGCTTCGTTTTGTATATATCCTTCTATGTCGCTTATTTTAACAGTGTAAGGGACGATTATCAAAGATATTCCTAAATCTTTACATTTATCACTTTTCATCTTATCTCTATACTTTTGATTTAAGAAAGAGTCATATGATTTATGAAAATAAGGAGTATATACATAGTGCTGTTTTCCATTATATTCAATCGCAATCTTAAGAGATTCATTGTAAAGGTCTAATTCAAGGTTGTTACCAGTAACTTCATTGTTTAAGAAGTTTGGCCGGATCTTTGAAAAAGGAGCATTAAATAATTTTTCAGCGACTCTTTTACATTCTTTTTCTCCAGCACTTTCTGTTCTTATTTTTTTATTAGAAGAATGTAATTGTTTTTCTTTAAGAGAATTAGTAAGAAGGTAATTATGTTCAACGAAGAAGGGAGTAGCTTCTATGGAGTTAGATATTTTCCAAAAAACTAAAATAATAATCACAGCTAGAAGAATTATTAAGTAAATTCCCCAAGTGTTCCAAAAGTCCATATAAGAAAACTTTCGTTTAACCATTTTTTAATATATCTTTTTATTATAAATATAAATAATAAAAAGAAAAGTTAAATTTCATTATCTTTATAAAAAGAGTATGAATACAATTCGTTTATACTATCATTCTCTATAGTAGTTAATGTAAATATTTCTGGATTTTTAGTTTTTACATCTGATAATCTAGCTTGTATATTTTCAACGATAGATTCAATATTACAATAGAAAAGCTTATCGTCTTTATATGTTTTCTGTATATTTTGAAGACCTTTAATAGCTTTAATTAAGTCGATGATTATATTCTTGCAGTATATCTTATCGCTTATTTTTTCGCTATTACAAGTAGCTTGAATTATTTCAAATGCTCTGTCGATCGTATTTTGCATGAATGAGTAAGTAGTATCTCGACTTTCTCCGAAAAACATACGTTTAATAGGAGTTATAACGTTATTGGTTTCTACACGAAGATTACGGACGTCGATCTTTTCGCCGGGTTGAAAAGTTCCGATAAATTTAAGCTTGACAATAGTGTCTCTATTTTTTTCTAATAATGAGTCACGATTAGAGTTGTTAAGAAGTAGTTTTAATGCAAACATTGTTATTTGATTCATTATCGTAAAATAAAAAATATTTTTTTAAAAGATGTTTTTTATTATTAAGTGTAAAAATTATGTCACATAGTTTTTTAAATGTCGATATCGACGCTCAACTGTATATTTTTAACTCGTTAAAAAGCAGCTCTCCCAAAAATAGTCTTATTAAAGATCGATGGAAGATGCAAAGTATAAAAAAGAAAAATAACAATTCATATCCATTAGAGAATAAAATTAAGAGAATAATAGAAGTAAAGACTGTTTAAATTATAATTGAGAGTAGTATAAATATGCTATAGCTGCTGATAGTAATACAGTGAATGATTTGTTAATTATCTCAGATTTTAAATATTTAGAGGTATATGAACGTATAATAGGAGTATTTAAAATAACGTAAATAATAATAGCTAATGCTACTGATTTTGTTTTTTTGTTTATGAATGAATTTTCTTCATTTTCTGGAGATTTTTTAGGGAGGAATATACTTTGGGTTACGGAAACATCTTCTTCAATTTTCTTTTTTTGTTCAACGGAGAGATTGCTAGAGGTGTCAATAGGTAATGTGGAAATTAAATCTTCAGAGGAATTTTTAAGTAAGTTACTCATTTAAAAATAGAGTATATAATATTTTAAGCTTTTAAAAAAATAATATAAAAATTTAAAAGGAAATATAAGGGAATATAAAGGAAATGTCGTCAGACGACTATCAAAACGAATCAAACGACGAAGAAGTTTTTAGTTTATCAAATTTAATATCGTTTTTTAAAAAAAGTAATATAACACCTTCTACGATCTTTACATTTGACAATCGAACATTATTTATATTAGTTACATATGTGAGAAGTGCTGTTGATCTATTAATATATATTCCTTCAAAATTTACAGTAAAGCCAGATCGTAATGCTGTATCTTTAAATCAAATAAATATGAAGCTTGAAGAGGAAGAAGAGGAAGCATTTCATATATCACAGTTTGAAAAATCTGATCGGAAGAAGAATGAGAATAGTTTGAAGAGGATGGTTGGATTTTTATCCGATGGGGCATATAAGATAGCAATAGTTAAGAAAACATATATGTCTTTTGTAAATCGTCATAATGACGTAGAGAGTTATACTTTTACTAATCCGTATTATCAATATGGTATGTATTTTATTATAGATCTTGAGAATTTCTATAATTATGTAAATAGACTAGACTATGACTTATTAAGCTTTGAACAACTTTTTACAAATAAAATGTTAAGTAATATAGATATAGAAGTAAATCATACGATGGATATGATAAATAAAGTGCATAAAGATATGAAAGGATTTTCGAGTAGAAATTATAGTAAGAAGTATTCAGAGAGAATAAAGAAAGTGAATGATTTAATAAGCAAGAAAGGAAATAGTGATGTATATCAGTTAATGTCTGCTGTAAGAATAGATAATTTGAAAAGATTAGTATATTATGAGAATATTATAAACTTTTTTAAAGAAATTAAAGATATATGATTTAAAATATTTTCCTTATTTAATTATAAATATAAATGCACGATCACCAAAGATTAAAACAAAACATTCAACAATATCAAAATGAAGCACAGCCACCTTCCGCTCATATAAAACATAACATCAATCCTCCTTCTAAAGGGGGATTGATGAATAGTATGAGGATGTTTACATATAATATAAAGCAAGCAAATACTTCTACGATCTTGGGAAGTATTATTTTAATTATAGCTGTAATAATGTTAATTTATTACTTTAAAAATAAAGGAGGATCTTCAAACGTTAAAATTAACGAAATTAAATATGATTTTTTTTAAAAATATAATTTAAGATTTTTCCATCTAATTAGTAAATGGAAAAATGGATAAAATATTAGATAAACTATACGACAGTGATGATATACTATATTTACATTCAAAAGTTAATATATATCTTAAAGAAACTTGTTCTAACTCTTCTAATATAGAAGATAAAATAAACTCATTAATTATTAAATGTTATCACTCTTTAGACGTATACGGCATCGATAGATACGACACGGAATTTATTGAAAGTAAAATTAAAGATACATTTTACTTACTAGATGATAGTGATATTGTAGAAAAATTAACTTACAAAGAATTTAAAGATAATATATCAAAAATAAAAGAACTTCTGTCGCATTTGTCTTTTATTGAATATTCAAATCTTACATATAATAGTAGTATAGATTCTGTTATATGTAAATATAAAGAATGTATTCAAAAACCTGTAAAGAATTCATTTATGGGTAAGAAAAAAGACTTAAATAACATAGAACTAAGAAACATTAAAAAAGAGTTCTTAAATACTTTAACTAAACTATTTCCATCTGAAATCCTACTTCAAATATTTAAAGATGTTATTGATAATAAGTGTATTAAAAAACCTAAAAGTATCCAACGAAATTTAAATTGTAAAAACTGCGATAGTATTCTAAAACGAGAAAATGATCTTTATGTATGTGAATCTTGCGGATGCACTGAAAAAAGTATTGCTTTAAGTGATTGTACATATGACGATTTAGGAAGAATTAATTTAAATCAGAAATATACATATGAAAAAAGATGTCATTTTAGAGACACAATCAATCAGTTTCAAGGAAAACAAAATAAATTTATTCCAGATAATATAATAGGAGACCTTATTGATACTATAAAAAAACATGGAATAAATATTAATAAATTATCTAAAGAACATTTACGCTCTTTTCTTACGGAAACTGGTCATACTAAATTTTACGAAGACCTTCAATTAATATATAGTAAAATAACTAAAAAACCATGTCCTTCTATATCTCATTTAGAAAAAGATTTGTATGCAGACTTTGACAAACTCGTCTCAACTTTTCTAACTTTCAAAGATTTAAATAGAAAAAGCTTTTTAAACTCTCATTATGTTTTACGTCAGTTATTATTAAAACACGGTTATAATGTAGCAGACGACGATCTAAACTCATTAAAAACTCCTGCAAGGCTTAGAGAACACGATGATATATACCAAAGATGTTGTAATATACTAAACTGGAATTTTAAACCACAATGTTAATTACATTATTGTACAGCACGTCTTTTCTTCCTTTTCACTTTTTTCTTCAATATCTTTACTTTTTACTTTTATTTTACTTTTTTTAACAGATATACTACTCATATTTTCCATGTTATTCCATTCATCTATAGTATATTTATCACTCATACTTAAATTACATCTACTACATATAGGTAATAGATTGTCTATATGTGTAGAACCTCCTTTTGAATGAGGTATTATATGTCCTACATGAAAATCAAATACGTTAATCGTATTAGAACACCATGTAATATAACATTTAGTTTTAAATACCTCTCCAAATGTTTTAATCCAAACTTGCTCGCGTAATGCTTTTGGTATATTTTTTCTCATATTTACTCTACTATTTAGAGTAAATATATTTAAAACATCATTTTATTTACAAAATTATAAATCATATCTTTCTATCAATGGTAAGATCGCAGCTTCTTTCGCCTTCGCTTCCACTTCTATCGACAATTTACATTTATATTTATAAGGAACGGTAAGCATATGTCTAGGTATATGTGTTATATAATCAGAATGTGCTCCAATTTTTTTATCTTCCGCTTGTTCTGATATATGAAATAATGGTATTCTACTACCCCAGCTTTCTATTACCTCATCCATCATATCTTCTATTCTTTCTTGTTTTTCGTTTGGATGTAATATAGAATAACAATTATAATGATGATTGTCATAAATTACAGGAATTTTACATTCCTTTGCAATAGTCAAACAATCTCTAACACTATAAGACTTCTCACAGTTTTCAATACATAGTCTTCTTTTTACTTTTGTTGGAAGATCGTCAAACTGTTCAATCCAACGTCTCATTGTAGCTTCTTTATCACCGTATGTTCCTCCTCCATGAACACATAATATACCATTATCGTCAATATTCATTAAATCAAGGACGTCGGCATGCATACTTAAGTCTGCCTCTGTAATATCAAATACTCTTCTTTCTTTAGCACCAACATTATTAATTTGACAAGGATGCATTGTAATCCTATGATTTACAGAATTTGCATAGTCACCCGCTTCTTTAAGATACCCTTTACAAAAGTCCATAGTATAAGGTTCTGTTTCTTCATCTGTATAATGAGGAAATATATCGGAAGACAAACGTAAGTGATGAATATTATGATCAACATTCCACTTAATTAATGGTATTATATCTTTTACATTTTGAGTAGCAAGTTCCATTGCTTTTTCTACACTAAATGTTGCACGAGTACATGTTCTAGAACAAAAAATACCTTTGTTATTTTTACCACGTAAAGAGTTGTTAATACAGCATAATCCAAGAAGGATATTACCTTTTAAAGATCTATATTCTTTAGTAGTTAAAGCGTCGTCGTAATCTTCAATAATAAAAGACATGTTGATAAACTGAAATTAAAATATTATATATAATATCCAATAGAAATGTATTTAGAAAATCAATTTATCAGCATATTATATAATCGCTATATTGTAAGTTCTTTTTTAAAACAGAATTCTCTTATATTTGTACACTACTTTTTCAATACCAATAGTGTGTCTTTTAAAAAGCTTTCAAAAACATTTGAAGTTATATACAATGAAGACGAGCTTTACTTTATATCTATGCTAAAAGTCCTTAATAAATATATAGACGAAAGGAACGTTAACACTTTTATAAAACTA